CGCGTCGTGAAAGCTGATTGACACCCTGTCTCACACCCCTACTCTCACATGTAAGACAGTTGTTCGAAGATGTGAGGCATTCTAAAAGTTGAGTACAATGAAAAATCAAACGGTTAACCCTGTCTTACACCCCCTGTCTCACATCGCGGCTGCCTGTGTACTCCGTTTCCTTATATATCCTTGCGGGTTGTATCCCGCTTTGGGCGAGTACGAACCCTGAATTTCAAGAAAGGAAAATCGGCCATGCTGATCGGACAGAATGTGAAGCGGCACGGCGGACTTTTTTATTTGACATCGCCGGAATTGGAGCAGCTTCCCATTCCTGACGGACCGCCATCACCCGGATCGGAATACGAAGGTGATTTTGTGATCAAGTCATCGACAGGTGGATATTTCACATTGCGATTTAGAAATGGTGAACTCGTTGAAGTGATCGAATGAAATCGTTGGTCTGTCCACATTGCGGCGCGCGGATGCTGGTTCGGCATGGCGTTCGCCTGCCGCCGAAGAAAGCCGACCTGTTCGACATGATCGAGCGCAGTTCAAATATCGGATCGAGCATCACGCAGCACGCGCTCGCCGAAATTTTTTATCCGTCTTTCAGCGAGCACCATGGCAAAGCCAACGTTCGGGTCATGGTCAGCCAGATCAACGATCTGTTTGAATCGACCGACGTGATTATTCGTGCCAGAGGTGGTAATGGTTATCGAATCGAAAAGCGTTTGAACCAAACTGGACGTTTGGCGACCAAAGTGAAATCCAATAGAGGGCAACTCCCATGGCGAGAAAAATAAAATGCCGTTCTGGTCCGTTGTCCAAACCGAATCGCAGCGTGAACATGTCGCTGCACAATTTCTCAAGCAAGCCGCGTTTGAAATCTATCTGCCGAAAATTGTGATCCGGCAGAGTGGACGTGAGCGCGTTACGCCGCTGTTTCCCGGTTATCTGTTTGTCGCTATCGTCGATCAGTGGTGGTCGGTGCGCTGGAGCACGGGTGTGTTGCGGTTGCTGATGAGTGACGATCAGCCTGCCCAAATTTCCGAGGCGATGCTGCAGGCGATCCGGCGCCGTGAAAGCAGCGATGGGCTGGTGCGGTTGCCGCGTCCGCGTTCGCGCGGGCTGGTTTGTGGTGATCGGGTCAAAATTCTGCGTGGCGGGTTCGAAGGCCGGTTTGGGATTTATCAGGGCCAATCCGGGGGCCAGCGGTCGCGTATCCTGCTGGATTTGCTGGGCCGCGAGGTACAGACCGTGCTGGCCACGGCCGACATGGCGCGGGCGGCTTGAGGGCCTTGCGTAAATTTCCAAATCCGAATAGCCTGCCGCGAAATTCAACCGTGATCGCAAGGCGTTGTGCGGTCTGCGGCGCGCAGCGCGCTGCAGATGGCAGGTTTTTTTGTTTGTTTGGCGTTTCCGTGAATGGCCCGTCCAGCGTTCGCGGAAAAAGGGCGGACAGTCGGCGCTTAGATTTGCGTTCGTTGGAAGCCCTCTGGCGAAAGCTAACCGAACGATCCGACTGTCCGCTAAGTTGGACGTGCAAATCTAAATAAACAAATTTTGCGGCAAAGCGCAATGGCTGTTCATCAAAACGAGGCTAACCAATGGTATGGCCTGATGCGTTGGAAAAAGCGTCGCAAGGTGCAGTTGCGCAGGCATCCGCTGTGCAAATCGTGCCTTGAAAGCCGTGGTCTGGTAGTGCCTGCTGCCGTGGTCGATCATGTGATTCCACATGGTGGCGATCGGCACAAATTCGAGTTTGGTGCTTTGCAAAGTCTGTGCAAGCCGTGTCACGATTCGGTCAAGCACACGATCGAGCAGCGCGGTTATTCGACCGAGATCGGCATCGATGGCTGGCCGATCGACGAACGGCATCCCTGCTGGAAAAAATAAATTCGATGTGGGGACCGTTGGACAATGGCAACAAGTTGTTTGCTTGGGCGTTGGCTGGTGTCACGCTGGGGTTGCTGATACTGGTGTTGTGGCGGCTTTGGCAGCTATGGTGATCATGGTTGGTTGTGGGTTGGTTCCTGATTCGGTTCGTCCAGACCATCAGGTTGTATCGTTAGTCAAGGGCTTTCTTAAAAAGCATTCCTTCAAGGTCACTCAGTGTATCTTGGAGATATGCAACCACTAACTGAATCAGGGAATGGATGAGCTATTCAGTCGTTTGATGGACGTGGAACCATAGCGCCAATCCAATTAGCGCTCGCTGGGTGCGTTTAAATGGTTTGGGAGTGGTCAGACAGCGGGTTTTAGGAAAGTCCTCTGGACGCGCGCCCTAGCGCCTTGGAGGGCCACCGGAGCAGGATACCATCCACATGGAACTCAAAGGGGGATGGGGGTATTTCTGAAAATCCGAAGGTTCCATAAATTCCGGCGCGGCGGCGCCAAAATTTACCGTCGTACTCTTTATCCGTAAATAGTTGATTTTATTGAAGAATTTCTGATCGAGCCGGTAGAGGTATCGGTTGTGCTGCAACTTCTGGAAGAGAGCATTCGGAAAATCCGAAATGGTGGCCTAAGCCGCGATCAAATACTTGATATCATTGAGGAATTAATGGTCAAAAGCGGTCCTAAAACGTTCTCGGAACGGCGGCTGGAAAGCGCGGTCATACCTGGTGTCAGACTACCTGCGCCCGAAGACATGGAACCGGCTGCAAAGGTATTCTGGGATGCTATTGTCGTAAGATTACCGGCGGACTGGTTTACCTCCGAGACGGTTCCCCTGCTCAAAGCCTACTGTCGCCACAGCGCCTTTGCCGACCAGTTCGCCAAGGACATCGCGGCACAGCGTGAACGGATCGCCGCACTGGAAAGCGAGCCACAAACCAAGACCAGCGTCAGGTTGTTGAACCGGGCCATCGAACAACTGCATGCATTGCATCGCATGCACGCCGCTGAAACCGCCTGCATGCAATCGATTGCCACCAAGCTGCGGCTGACCAACCAATCGCGCTATGTCAAGGAAACCGCCGCGTCCAAAGCACGCTCGACAATCCGATCGGGCCTGCAGCCGTGGCATGATTGGGGCATGAGTTCCGAGAACTGAAAGACAACGCCGTGCCCAAACGCAAACGTGTCCTCGTGCCGCGCGTCAAGCTGGCGCCTGATCTGTCAATCTTGCAACTGAAGCCAACACTGCCACCGTCCCGCAAGCCAACCGGTGACGATATTATCGACTGGATTGGGCGCAAATGTTTCGTGCCCGAAGGCAAACTGATTGGCAAACCATTCCAGTTGGACGAATGGCAGCGCGCCGAAATCCGCCGCGTCTATGACAACCCGGCGGGTACGCGGCGCGCGATTTTGAGTTTCGCCAGAAAGAACGGCAAGACCGCGCTGGCTGCTGTATTGTTGTTGGTGCATCTGGTCGGGCCGATGGCACGGCCCAACAGCCAGTTGTTTTCCAGCGCGCAATCGCGTGAGCAGGCTGGATTGATTTTCAATCTCGCCGCCAAGATCGTCCGCATGTCACCAAGTTTGCGCGACAGCGTCACGGTGAAGGACTCCACCAAGGAACTGGATTGCTACGAACTCGGTACGCATTATCGCGCGCTATCTGCGGAAGCTTCGACGGCATTCGGCCTGTCGCCTGTGTTCATCGTGCATGACGAGTTGGGGCAGGTGCGTGGTCCGCGCAGCAAACTCTATGAGGCACTAGAGACCGCGACCGGCGCGCAAGAGAATCCTTTATCGATCATCATCTCGACACAGGCGCCAAGCGACACCGATTTGCTAAGCGTGCTGATCGAAGATGCCATGGCTGGGCACGATCCGCGCGTGGTGTGTCGGCTCTACACCGCGCCGATGACCGCCGATCCATTCAACGAAGAAACCATCAGGCTTGCAAACCCAGCTTACGGCAACTTTCTCAATCCGGTCGAAGTAATGGCGATGGCGGAAGACGCCCGCCGCATGCCGTCGCGTGAAGCCGAATTTCGAAACCTGATTCTCAACCAGCGCGTCGAAGCGCTGTCGCAGTTCGTCGCGCCAGCCGTGTGGGCAAAATGCGGCACGCCGGTTGGTGACCTGACCTCGTGTAAGGAAGTCTACGGTGGACTTGATCTGTCAGAAACCAACGACCTCACGGCGATGGTGTTGGTCGGCAAGATTAACAACGTCTGGCACGTGCGGCCATGGTTCTGGCTACCCAACGAAGCTCTGGCCGAACGGGCGCGTAACGATCATGTGCCTTATGACCAGTGGTTTGTCGAGGGCCTGATCGAAACCGTCGAAGGCAATGCGGTGACTTACGACAAGGTAGCGCCGCGCGTGATCGAGATCATGGCGCGGCACAACGTGCAGAAGATGGCGTTTGACCGCTGGAATTTCATGCACTTCAAGCCGTGGCTTCTGGCCGGTGGCATTGCCGAACGCGTCATCGAAGACAAATGGGTCGAGTTCGGTCAGGGCACCGCCAGCATGAGCCCGGCGTTGCGCGAACTGGAAGCGCGCATTCTCAATCGCGAAATCGCCCACGGCAACAACCCAGTACTCAACATGTGTGCAGCTAACGCGGTCGTTGTTGAAGGCAAAGACTCTGTCCGCGATGTTGGCAAGGATTCGTCCAATCGAAAACTGTCCAAGAAACGATCGACCGGACGCATTGACGGCTTGGTCGCTCTTGCAATGGCAATCGGTGTTGCGCCGCTGGCCAAACCGAAAATTGATATCGCCAGCTTGATAGGGTGACGAACATGAATCAGATGATCACGCAGAACGAACGCGGCTTCAAGAAGACTCCGTTGCCGTTGCCTGCGGTGGGTAACCTGTTCACCCGCATGATGACGGCCAAAGCCATCGCCAGCCTGCAGCGGCGCAGAGTTGAGGAAGTTATTTTTGAGCTATGGCCGAACGATACGGTACTGCGCGCGTCAACCGCACCGGCCATGACCACGGTCGCGGGCTGGGCGCAGGAGATCGCGCAGAAGCGCGTCGTCGATACGCTGGCGGCGATGGGACCGGCATCGGGTGCGGCACAGGTGATGCAACGCTGTCTGGTACTGGACTGGAACGGCGCAGGCTCGATCAGCGCGCCGGGATTGGTCGCCAGCGCAGCCAACAGCGGTTTTGTTGCCGAAGGCAATCCGATTCCAGTACGGCAATTGAGTGATACGGCGGCGCAATTGCTGCCGACCAAGCTAGCCTCGATCGCGGTGTTAAGCCGCGAGATGGTCGAAAGCAGCAACGCGGAGACCTTGATCGGCAACACGCTGGTCAACTCGGCAGGGTTGGCGCTCGACGTGGTGTTCTTTGGCAGTGGCGCGGCGACAGCGGCGCAGCCCGCAGGCATCCGCAACGGCATTTCGACATCGACAGCAAGTGCCAGCACCGACACGTTCGGTGCATTCTTCGAAGATATTTCAACGCTGCTCAACAGCGTCAGCGCGGTGGCAGGCAGCGGCCCGGTCATTCTTGTTGGCAGTGTTGGACGCATTGCCAGTGCCAGTGCGCGCTACGGCAGCATCAAGGCCGAGGGCACCGACGCAACGGTTATTCCGATCGCATCGGCTGCGGTCGGCAACGATCTGATTGCGATTGCGCCAAAAGCCCTTGTCGCCGCGCTCAGTGCCGATCCCGATGTCGAAACTGTAAAAGCCGCGACGCTGGTGATGGATACTGCGCCGGTCGCGCCGAACACCACGCTGGCGACCAAGAGCGTATGGCAGACTGATTCACTGGCAATCAAAATGCGCTGGCCGGTGTCGTGGGCCTTGCGTAATGCAGCAGCGGTCGCATGGCTCACACCGATCTGGAAGTAAAAAAGCACTGCGCGCAGTTCGAGCCGCCGGATTTGCCGCCGGTCGTTGCTGTCGAAGTCACGCCGAACGGCTGGCGCGGATTGACGCTGGACGGCATGGTGTTGAATGTCGAATCGAACAGCATTCCCTATGGTGGACGTGTCGAGGTGCATCGTGGCGGCGCGCCGGTTGGGTTTCGAAAACTTCCTGATCACGCTTCGCCCGGACTGATCGAACGCTATCTACGTTGCGTTGATATCGCCAAACGTGCCGTGCAAAGCGGTCATCTGCCAAATGCGCTGCTTGCCATCGAAACTGCAATGGCGTTCGTGCCAACGCTGGCCGCGCAGTACAGCCACGGCATGATCCAGATGGAAATGGGCCGCTGGCGCGAGGGTCTGGCTGATTACAAATATGCGATGGAGTATCCCGGCTCGATGTTTGCGCGCTCGCAGTATCGCGACTGCATCGACTATGGTTTGAAACGCTGGCATGGCGAAGACATCAGCGGCAAGAAACTATTGCTGATCCACGACCACGGCTTTGGCGATTCGATCATGATGTTGCGCTATGTGCCAATGCTCAAGGCGATGGGCGCGGAAGTAGTATTGTGGCTGCCGCAAGAACTCGAACGCTTGGCACAACAATGCGCGCCGGTCACCCGCGAGATCGTCAGCGCGGATTATTTCTGTCCGTTGTTGTTCCTGCTCGACGTGTTGCAACAGACACCGGAGACGATTCCAATCCGGGCCTATCTTGCGGTCGATCCGGCGTTGTTTCTGAAATGGAAGAAACAAACCGATCGATCGCAACGCATTGTCGGTGTGGCGTGGACACCTAGCGT